CTCCTTGAAATTCATTAAGAAGACGACGAAGTTCGTCAGTGGTTTCTGATACACGATCAAGGCAAGCATTCAGAAGAGCAGCTGCCTCAAAACGAGTCATCGCCTTACCACCACCAAAGGTGCCGTTAGGATAACCAGCAACACAACCATAACGATCTACAAGGTTGTTAAGTGCCTGATATGCCCAATCGGTAGGACGGACATCAGAGAATTGAGAAATACTTGTAACCTGATTCTCGGAGTATTGATTGACTGCTACCATATTCAGTTCTGCGGCATTCGCAGCAACAGGAGCAACCATACCCAGAGCAACAGGTGCAAGCATCAGTTGATTGAGTTTCATAAAGTTTGTTTTTTAGTACTAAACGACATTTGAGTAACTATGCAAATAGTTGCGGCATTCGTCACTTCACGGTATTTATCTTAACAGTTTTTTTGGGATCAGTCAAGAAGAACTTCCCATAGAGGGTTTAGTAACTGGTTTCATATAGTGATCATAATAATCATAGTCCAACAAGTTACTGATAGGAACGTGATACCCACTTTCTTGCCAGAATTTCATAATTGCTTCTACATTATGTTTGTGAAAAACTTCTACATGATCTTGATGAATGTTAGAACTAAAATCATAACGATAGACAAACAATGGCATTGAATATGTTTTACCAGCATTAAACAGAATTTCATCCGCAACTGCTCTCGGTTTTACACCATTATCAATTTTATACTTATCACCTCTAAAATGAAAATGAGCAAGTTTTTCTGCATACCTTCTTGTAAAAACATTACACACTGTACAAAAATTTGTAAGAATTCTTGGGTGCAAATTTCCAACAAGATTGCCCGTACTTGTAATTGATAGTTGCAAACAATCCCAATCATATGGAAGACTTTCCATAAAAAGTTTCCAATTAAAGGGCCAATATTCTATGGTGTCAAAGACAATATCATCTTCACAAATGATTGCAATATCATCATTTGTTTCCTCTAAAAAGTATTTGAGTGCTTTGAGGTGAGACAAGGTACAACCAACTTCACCAGAGTTCATTTGAGGTGGAACATTACCCTCAAGATAAACACTCAAATCCTCTTTTCTGCCATCAAATCCAGAAATTCGAGTATTGGGAATATCGTAGTACTTAAAAAGTTCTTCAGCCTTTTCCTTTCTTTCAACATCAGTATCAAGATTAATCCAATAAATTGGACCAAATCCTTTGATTTTCTTTTTGATTGTTGAAGTATTAATTGCTTTGGTCATCGAATTTAATTGGTTCAGGTCTAACAATACTTGGTTCTTTTACTTGGTCAATATTTTTTGAAATCTCATATTTTCTTAAATCATAAAAAGTTGCTTCTTTGTTATAAGTATCTTGGTAAAACATTGGATTGTTTAAAGCATAAACTTCATAATACTTTGCCATTTCAGCAATTGATTTATCAAAATGTTGATTTGCTTTATATCCACAATAATATGCGATATTTTTTACCATGTTAGCATAGTTATCTGACAGATACAACATTGCATGAGTAGAAAGCATATTATATACTCTACTCACTTCATCTGTCATTTGTTTATATAAAACTCCAGTAATATTTCCATTATAATATCCAAAAGCAGAAATTCCAAGATACATAAAATCAATGTCCTCGGGAACTCCAAGATCAATCACTTGATTTTTCAAAACACAATCATCTTCAAGAACAATGAACGGTGCCTTTAATCCTTCGGAAAGAAGTTTATGATGACTTTTTTCACAACCCCATTCTGCCTGAACTCCAGGAAATCTTTCATAATCAAATCCAAGTTCAGAGAGCATCCTTTCCATACTCTCCTTCTTCTCTTCATCCTTATCAAGATTAATGTAATAAGTTTTAATTTCGTTGAGTTTCATAGATTATCGTAAATATTTTTCCACTGTCCTAAGATTTTTTCTTCCAATCTTTGTGAATGATACTCACAATTTTCACGAATGACATCTTGACTGTGTTTAATATTTGTAATTAATTTCGGAATTTCTTCAAAACTATTATAGTAATATCTACAATCTTCAAGTTCTGGATCATACCATTCTAATACATCAATGATATTGTCATCGAACTGAGCAGGTGCTAAAGGAATTCCATATCCTTCAGTATTTTTCAATTGCTTCATCAGGGGTTTTGCTGGAAGAAGTGCGGGAATTCCAAGATGAATTAACTCAAAACAAATCAGTTTAGATGGAGCATCTGGCAAGGTAATCATTGCATAATGTCTTTTGAGTTCATTGATGTCAGAGTATCTCTCACCATCACCACCTTGAGCCTTTACCCCCATATCAAGAAGAGTTTGTTTGAGGTTCATAAATTTATTATCATTCCAATACATCCCAACCCAAACATCATTATTTTTTTCTACAGGAGCACTCGTTGCTGCCCATTTTCCAAGAGGAGTAATGACCTCCCAGTTTTCTGTACGAATTCCATTTGCTTCTGCCCAGACTTTTTCAAACAAAGTATATGGAACAATTTTTACATTTGGAAAGTCATTAGATTTATCAAAAAGTTTTGTCCATTCAGTGTCACCAAACAGTTCATAGTTATACCTATTACAAATCCAGATGACAAGTTTTCCAGTAAATTCTTCAATGTTTTCCAGAATAATTCTACTAATTGGAGCAGTATCTGATGTCAATACCACATCAAAAGAATTTAAATAATCTTTGACTTCACTCCACACAACTCTTGCTAAAGGAGCACTCATTCTAAATGACTCAATTGGATTAATAACCGTTAGAGTTTCTCCCAATTCAAGGATTTTTAAAGAAGTAACTTCATGTCCAAGATTATTCAAGACATATTCTTGATCCTTAAAACATCCAATATGATGAGATAAATGTAAGATTTTCATAGATTTTCTTTAATCCAAGTTTCAAGATTTACCTGAGGAGTCCATTCATAAACAGATTTAATTTTGTGAATATTAGCACAACTAAATCGTGCTTCAGCTGGACGTGGTGGAATATGTATGTGATTATCAGATATCATGCTCGCAATTTTTTTAATGGAATAATTGACTCCAGTGCCAACATTATACACTTCACCATATGTATTCGTGTCAATTGTTGCTGCTTTGATATTTGCATTTACGATATCAGAAACATGAATAAAATCACGAGTTTGATTTCCATCCCCAACAATCGTTAAACTCTCACCGTTATCTTTTTGTCTTTTGAAAATTCCAATGACAGGTGCATATTGTCCTGATGCGGGTTGCCTTGGACCATAAGCATTGAAATACCGAAGAGAAACAGTCCTAAGTCCATAAAGATCAAAATACAATTTCATTAAATTCTCTCCAGAAAATTTAGAGAGAGAATAAGTATTCAGTGTTTCAACTGGCATAGTTTCGACACAAACTTTATCAGTGCTTCCATAAAGTGCAGATGTGGAAGAAAACACAACTCGTTTAACTTTTGCTAAACGTGCTGCTTCTAAAATATGGTAGGTTGCATTGATGTTATTTGAATATGATTGCATTGGATTTTCAATACAATATTGTATTGAAACATCTGCTGCTAAATGAAAAACATAATCTGCTTCATCACACAATTCCTTAATTATAGGAAAATTAATTGAATTTGACAAGTCAAGATAAAAGTTTTTTGCTTGACTATTTGTATGATAATTCTGATTACTCTTGGATGATTTATTATCAATTACAAAAACTTCATGCCCAAGATCGATGAGTCGATCAACAATATTTGATCCAATAAATCCATGTCCTCCAGTAACTATGGATCTCATAATACCTCCATGATTGTATTAACACGGTTTACGTAAGTATGATTATTTTTTATAAACAACATTGCTTGCGGCGTGTAAACTTTTTTCGCAGATAAAGAGTCTAACATATTTTGATAAAGATCTTGTGGATTTGATCCAAAGACTACATAATCACCAAAGACTCTTTTAACATTGATCGAGTTTGTGCCAACAACTTGTCCATAACTAATCGTTTTAAAAATCCTGCATGGTATATATCCGACTTTAATGTGATGATAATTTCGAAAGTCAGGACAAAGAAACGAATCTCGAATCAATTCACGATTTTCTTCATCACTTACTCCACGATATAACCTAAGTTGTTTATTCTGATCTTGCAGGATTGATCCAAATTCTTGAGCAAATTCAAGACCTTCTTCATACAAAGATCCAATATAATGCACATATTCCTTCGATTCATCAAACTTACAATAATCTTTTTCATCAATTTCGTCAGGAAGCAAATCTGTTGCCCAACATTGATATAGGGTTTTAGTCTTGGAATCAAAGTAAGTTTGATCCTTTACCTTATCAAACTTTTCAACGTCAACAATATAATTGCCAAGATTTAATACATGATCAATACCATCAAAAAAACTTGATGAAATATGATGTGCAATATACTTGCAATCATTTCTCAAAGGCATTCCTTGTTTAACTTGATCTTCTGTAAAGAAAATACAATTTGAAAAGTCAAACCCAGAAACATCGTCTGTATGATCAAACCAAAAAACATCATATCCCAAAGACTTAAATGCTTTGAAATATGAATTATGAATATAAGAATGTGTGTGGGAATGTAATTTATGTCCCCAGATTATAATTTTGCTTGTTGAATAAGTCATAGCAATACATCATTTCCTCTTGAATTTTTTCTTCAAACTCTTTTGATTTTTGGCTTTGCCCAGAGTGAGATCTATTGGTCATTAAAATTTGATTTAGCAAAAATGGTTTGCCGTATTTTTTATACATTCTATAATAAAATTCACAATCCATCAACATGTTTAGGTTTTCATCAAATTCAATTTTTGCATCATTAAGAAATGCAATAACTGTTGGACAACTGATTAAATTTTTTCCAAATAATGTTGCTTCTGGCTCATCAAAGTTTGGATAAAAATCTCTACAGTAAATTTCCAACTCATCATCATAATGATTACATGCTGTAGCCAACCATTGACACTCTTCAGTATCAAATGCTTTTTTAATTTCTTCCAGAGCAGTGTCTATATAAAAGAAATCATCTTGATATACTGGTTTAATAATTCTTCCAGTAGACATTGAAAGACACTGGTTTGTATTATTTGAAAGATTTCCTCTCTTATTTTCGTTTCGATAATACTTAATATCAAATCTATCTCCTTGATTAGAAAGATAATTTTGAATCTCATCATCTTGACTATGATCGGAAATGATGACTTCATAGTCATCAAGAGTTTGCTTTTCAAGTGTATCTAAGAGATGAGAAAGAAACTCAACACCTCTCCCTTTATATTCGTAGGTTGGAATGCAAATAGAAAATTCAGGCATCAATCAACTCCCAATGCTCAAGATAGAGATCATCAGTATTATGAGGAAGAGAAGGACCAAACCACCGTTGAGGTGCAACCACCGATTGACTATTTGCCAACCAAGCACCCCACCAGGCAAGTGAGCTGTTTGAAAGAATATGATGCTGACACATTGCCATCAAACAAAGATCAACTTCCACAGAGTTTCCTTCAGAAATCATAAAACGATCTGAAGAAAATAACTCCTGCTCTCTACACCATTCTGGATCATCACTAAAGATTAATACAGGAATACTATCATCAAACTTAGAAAGTGCTTGCTCATAATATTCAACAGTGCAAGGTGGATGACAATCTGGTTTTTTCAGATAGTCTCCTCGTCTTACATGCAAGCTCATTCTTTCTGGAATTTCTTGAATCATTTCCCAGCATGGTCCGTAGATATGCTTCTTAAAAGCAAAGTCTTTGCGAATATCGTCTTCAATATGCTTGAAGTATTTTTCTGATTGATAATAACCAAAAAGATCTACGTCATATTGAAACTTTGTAAACAACTCTTCATCAAAATCAAAATCGTTTTCTTGAAATACTGGGGAATTTCTTCTACCAATATTAGCACCAGACATTTCAAAATGATTAAAGAGCTCCGTCTTTGGGACCATAAACTCTTGATTATTTTTTGCAGCAATTCCTTTTGTTGATGCGTATTGAAAGAGTTGATTTCCAAGTCTTCCAAGTTGTCCAAGACTATTAAATGTAATCATTGAGCCCAAGTAGGTAAACGTTTATGAAAACCGAAAGATTGCACGGTTTCTGGGACATTATTTTCAGTAGAAAAACGAGCAGCAACTTCTACGGGTGCAAACTTACAACCCATCAATTCATAGAGATGTCGATTATGCACACAAATGTTTCCATCTTCATTGTATGAATTGGCATTCATATGCTTATAGAAGTTTCCTTCATTCACTTCAAACGGAATATGAATATGCTTCGGCACATCCATCAATCTTTTACTACGAAGAGAAAATCCACCATTACCCACACGAATGTGTCTACCAAATGGATCCACAAATGCTTCATAACTTAAAGGCCATGGAGCACCAATATAATCATAGTCAAAGAATTCCTCAATCCAAAGATCTGGACGAAGAATCCAACTATCATCATGTACATGCAAACAAAAATCAGTATGCACATGATCTGTCATATGATAAATGCAATATTCACTGAATTGCTCATAATTAATCTTCTTACCAATATCTTCCCATACAATATCATCAGGAAGATTATTTGGTTTTTCGTGAGTTGCCAAAACTACTTTTGCAAACTTTGCACACTGCATACTCCTTTGAAGAGAAGCAATATGCTCATCAAACTTAACTGATGTAATTGCAAGTAGAGTTACATTTGATAGATCAAGCATACATATCAGATTCTACTTTATAATTTTCAAACTCATTATAGCATTGCTCATAGTCAAAAAGCAACCCTTCACGATCTTGCCACATCCAATTTTGATATAAATTTTGCCCCGTTGCCCAATATCCATCGGACACATTATGTCGTGCCCAATACTTTGGTGCAATCACATATTCTGCAGTTTCACTTGTGAATGCAGGAAAACATCCGAAAGTTGAATTGGAAAGAATTAAATACTTTGCATTTTTGATGATCGCATAATCTTTAGCAATGTCAAAATGATATGCCTCAATCTCAGGAAACATATCATTTGCTGCAGATATATCTTCCGTCACGATTCGAAAATCCATTTCTGGATTAATCTTCATCATATGTTTAATTGCATTGATCCAATAATCTCTTGTTAGATACAATTCACGAAGACTTCGATATTCTCCTCCACGAAAATTCATAATACAAATATCATCTTGGTGATATTCATAAGTATCATATTCTGGTTTGAGTTTTAACCACTGTTTAATATCATCAAGATGATGATAGAAGTATCTTTCATCCTGCATAATACCTTCAATCAAAGTATTATCTTTTACATTTGCGAGATCAGAATCATATAAACTTACATCACAACCATGCGTCATATCATGATGGCAAGTATTCAGCTTAATTCTTTTTGATTTTTCAGTGTAAGTATTTTCAACTTCTATTGGATCTTTTCCTAAATCCAAATCCATAAAATATAATCCTTTAGAATTAAATCTTGGATCTCCTAAGTTTTCGGTGCCAAGAAATCCAAAGTCATATCCTTTATCTTTGGCAATACATCTTGTGGTAACATAACAGAAGAGTTGATTCCCTAACCCCTGTCCGTGCTTAATTTCGTTGATAATCATTTGATAATATACTGATACTTGTCTTGATTTTCTCTGATGTATTGAGGAAATGATCCATCAATTTTAACAACTTCAAACTCCGAAGGACGATAGAAAATGTCTTTGTTTGATTTTACATTCTCAATAATTCTACTTTTTACAGCATCATTATTAAATTCTTGGTGGGCAGCACACTCAATTTTGTGAGCAATCTTTTGCTCTGGAGTCATACTTCCATCACTTCCAACATAAGTAAAGTGCCATCCACCAGGAGAAATACGATATCCACACTCTTTCATGTGTGGTGCTCTTAACTCATTAACATTATGCTGTTTGAGAAATTGATACTTGCACATCTTTGATCCAAGCCATTTCTTTTCTGCAACATTATTAAACTCTCCAGTATAGGAAAGAAGGTTACCTGAAACTTCTTTAAGATTCAAATAATAGTAAAAGAGATCTTGAGCAAAATGATAAACTTTATCATTCTCACAAACGTCAATGAGCTGATCGACAATTTCTGGGTCTGGAATTTCGTCAAGATCACTCGTCAAAATGATATTATCATCTTCACAATCTTGAAGACCACGAATGATCGCATTCTTTTGAAAGACATCTCTCTCAAATGGATTTCCATCTGGAGTATCTTCAACTACGACATGAATAATTTTATCGTTGAATTTTTCAAATCGATCTTTATTCTCTTGATAATAAAGAGGTTTATTCAATCCAGAAAAGGTAACTGTAGATTCTGTCAAAACAAAATAATCCACATGATCGTTTAAAACATTAAGTCGAATCTCAAGAAGATCCAACTCATTAAAGAATTGAAAGCAATCGTAGATTTTCATACAGGATGATGTGCAACAGTAATAAATTTATCAACCACTTCTTCAATATAAAGAATCATATCGTCATTGATAGTTGGAGATGATCCGATAAAGAAAACAAAATCAAGGACTTGATTGGCATTTGGATAATGAATATAATCATCAAGATGTTTGTAAGCTGGATGCATCAAAACATTACCAGCAAAGTAATTGCGAGTTTGAATCTTATTCTTCTCAAGAAATTTAACAAGATCTCTTTTGAGGGTGATTGAATCGCAAACAAAAGGTGTGCCAAACCAGCTTGTTTCAGCATCGGGCAATTCTGTTAAAGTGCGAACTCCAGGGATACGTTGAAAAATCTCATCCAATCTTTCCTTATTTGCTCTACGAATTTGATGAATCTCATCAAATTTTTTAAGTTGCACAGATCCAATTGCACCCTGGAAATCAGTGGGTTTCAAATTGTATCCCATGTTTGAGAAGACATACTTATGATCTACAGTCTCATTGTATCCACTCAACCAACGATCAAATCTCTTTCCACACACACCATTTGACAGAAGATTTTGCTGCCCCACACAATAACATGCACGACCCCACCAAGCAAAACTACGTGCCAGATCTACAATTTCTTTAATATTGGATGAAACCATACCACCTTCAATTGTGGTGATATGGTGTGCTGGATAGAAGGAGCAGGATGAAGCAACCGCATAATCAGTCAGATACTTTCCTTTCCACTTACTTCCAAGGCTATCACAGTTATCCGCAATCAATTCAAGGAAATACTTCTCACAAATTGCGTTAAGTTTTTCAATGTCATAGGGATTACCAAGCACAGGAGAGGAAAATACTGCTTTGGTTTTGGGTGTAATCTTTTTCTCAATCTCACTCAGATCCCAATTCAAGTCATCCCAAGAAATATCCACAAACACAGGCACCAATCCATTCTGGACAATGGGTGCAATCGTTGTTGGAAATCCTACACACGATACGATAATCTCATCACCATCTGCCCACCCAAAGTATTTTTTGAGTGCTGCAATCATAACAAGATTTGCAGATGATCCAGAGTTGACCATCACAGAATATTCCTTGTTAAACTTTTTAGAAAATTCTCTTTCAAACTTATTGACTGCTTCGCCAGAAGAAAGCCACTTTCCTTTCAGGACACTATAGAGAAGTGCTTCAACTTCTTGATCATCCCAATAGGGACCAGAGTAATAAACAGAATCTTTTTCTTTATCAAACTCTTTTTTATTAGCAATAAATGGAAAAAGATTATCGTCCTTTTCTTTTGCAGTTTTGATAAAATCAGAAATTAAATGATTCAAAGACATAATTCTTTAATACCGTCATTCAGGGAAATTTGTGATTCAAATCCAAGTGATTTAAGTTTAGAAACATCCATATAAAAATCACGAGATTGCACAATGTCGTGAAATTTTGGAGTATCTATGAAATTAAATTTGCTCGGACTATTTAGATATTGTTTTGCTTGCTCCATTATAGCACGAATTGCCACTGGTTTGCCACTACCAATATTGTAAATGGAATTGTATTCCCCATGATCACAAACCAATTTGATTGCTCTACAAATATCTTCAACATGCATAAGATCTCTCAAGACATATCCACCCTCATACAAATTAACATCCTCACCTTTCTTAAGCAAATCAATCATATATTGAATTGCATTTTTCTTTGCAGATGATTTTTGATCACCCACTCCATAAACATTTGATAACCGAAGAATACGATACTTCACTCCAAATGTTTCACAGAAAGAAATCAACAACTGTTCTGCTGCTCTTTTAGTAATTGAATAGAATCCTTTTGGATCGCAAGTATCAGTTTCTCTTGCAGGAAGCCTTGATCTCCCATAAACAAACCAAGAGCTGATAAAATTAAAGACAATATCTTGATCTCTACATCTCTCCAAAACATCCATCAACACTTTTAAATTTGTGTCAATATCAATGTGAAGATCGTCATACACATGATAATTATGGACGGTTGAAATAAAATAAATGACTTTATTCGTCAGAGGATCTCTTTCATTTCTTTCGATTGGTAGAGTAATATCAGAATACATTCTGCAAAAGTTTCCACCAACAAATCCTGTGCCACCGTAAATTGAATATTTCATAGTTTTTCTAAAATAAAAAATCCATTACCATAAGGATACTGTTCAATCCATTTCTTTTTAATTGACCCTAAAGAGTATGAAAAATTAGTTAGTTTAAATCCCTGAGACTTGAACAAGTCTATCCACCACTCCTCATCTTTCTTAGTGACGTGAGTGATATCAACTTCATATTCTCTAATTCTAAATCTATCCTCATCACCTAAAGGAATGACAAAAAAGAACTGATCGGATTTTTTTCTCAAAGATTGTAGAACCCTTGGCAAATTTTCTTCATGAACATGCTCAAGAACATCCTTACAAATAAGCAAATCATAATATTTGTCATTAGGAAGTGAGACATATTCTCTAACATTTGGATGACAGTTTTCTACAGCATATTGACTAATATCTTCACCATAAGCATCGCACCCAACAATTCTAAGAGCATTCACAAGAAACCCTTTTGCACATCCGTAATCTACACAGGTTGAAAAATTGAAGTTTTTTTGAATATCAAGTGCTTCTGGAATTGATCTTGTGGGCATCCACTTATAATTTTCATATCCAGAAATATGTTTTCTTACACCATCCTCATAATAGTCTTTAGTAAAAAGGTGGTTATCAGGCAAAGTCATTGTGTTCTGTTTCAGTGAGAATGTCATCAATAAGTTCGTTTTGAATAGCATACTTGCAATAATGACAAGCATGATGTCTAAGTGTTGGAGGTTGATTATAGAATTCTTCTATACCATCAATATCACAAACAGCAAATTGAGATTCCGGAACATAATTATAATTGTTTTCAATAGATAATTCAGCAGATGGGCAAGCATAAATGTATCCATCGGTAAACAAGAATGGTTTAACCATGTGCATATAGCAATGATCGTTTTTACGTTCACCTTTAAAGTTAAAATCTGATAGGAAAGCATACTTCAACTTTCTACCACGATCTTGTTCATAATGTTCAATAACACCACGGATGGTTTCAATATCCTTTTCAGTTTCTTTAACATCTTTAATTGCATTAAAAGCAATCCTACAAGGAATACCGTTTTCCTCAACCCAATCTAACATGCGAATAAAGTTTTCAGTTGTCTGAAACTTTTCAGATAATACTCTTTTATTTTTTACATCAGTCCACTCACCGGTAATATTTGGGTTCTTTGAAGTTTCTAAATTCTCATCCCAAACATAAGCAGCTGATGGTTTGCAATTAGTTCCTTCAAACACAGTCAAATCATAATCATATCCTTCATAAAAACCATACATACCAAGACGAACCCAATCAAAAAGTTCTACGATATCTTTTTTGATTGGCCTATCCGATCCAAATCTGGCACCATTTGTACAAATACCCAAACTAAATCCAAGATCTTTTGCATATCTTACAATCTTTTTAAAATCTGGATGGATACTTGGTTCTCCACCACCAGTGAATTCAACACCAGTCACACCAATTTTTTTGAAACTATCAAGTGCCTGAAGAACTTTTTCAGTAGGGAGTTTTTCAGAAATATCTCTATTTGCAAAACAACAAAAAGAACAAGTCAAATTACAAGCATTTGTAAGTGAAATATGAGCCATCACTGGAGAAGGTGGTTTACCTTTCTGTAAGTTCTCCAATTTATCCAAATGCTTTAGAAGTTTTGTTGAATTGCTACTAAAACTTCTACCTTGAACTATATCATCTTTTTCTCTAAAGGTTCCATCGTCATTAAAAATTTTAGATCCTTTGTATGGTACAACTGTCATTACTAACTCCAATTAGACTTTTCAATCGTTTTATTTATTATAACCAAATAATACAAATATGTTAATATCATTCCTTTTCCTTTAGATTTTTGCTCCAAATAAAATAAAAAATTCTTTCTAAGACATGCAATTCTGCTGGGGGCAAATTTTGTTTTACAAAAAAATCTAAGTAAGATTGCTCATAATCAAGAATTGAAAGTAATTTTTCGTACAATTTTTTACTATACTTTAAAATATTTTCTTTTGGGACAGAAAAATTAGAAGTTGGAATGAATTCTATAGGATCAGATTTTGGTGGATTTTCAAAACACCAATTTAAAAGGTCTCTATGATCACAAAAATATTTGTAATTTGATGATATTCCACCTAAGTAATGAGATGATGGTTGTATTAAACGACCATCTTTAAGAATTTCATATGGTGTAAATTCTGTGTGTCTATGGTCATCGACTAACAAATATTGATCTACCCAACAACTAAACAATTCAACAGAATGTAAGGTTTCAACAAACCTATCAAGAGTAGAATAAGTTTTCTCTCTAATCTTTTCATGAAAAAGAATATTTCCTTTTATAAAAATGGTATTATCAGGAAGATTATCATAATTGTCAACAATAAATTTTAGTATGCCATACTGATTTCCGCCATAGTTTGGAACTTGAATTGTTTTTCCAATATGAGACCAATCTTTTAAATCATTACTACTATCATAAATCACAATATCTTTTGCGGAAAATCCATGTTCATAACTAATTTTTAACCAATTTAAGTCCCAATTATAATTTGAAACGACAATTTTTTTACTCATTCATAAAGAAACCCCATTGTTTACATATTACAAAAAAAGGAGGTTGTTGTCAACCTCCTCGCGCAATTCAGGCTCGCCACTTATTCTTTGACTGGAAATAAGAAACCAGGCGGGAGTAACCTCCATCCGCACCAGTCGTCATTTATAATGCCCATACGACGAGGGCATAAGGGGTCATTTTGACTCCACCACCTAGTTTACAAACAAACTAGGAAAGGATAGTTGAAGTAATTTTGGAATCTCAATTGCAGCATAAAAACCACACAATACTAAAATGTCCCAAAACTTATACTTGATTGCAAATGGAACTACAAAAGCATTTCCAAAGCATTTTACAAGCAATCCAACTTTTGGATCTCCCCAAAGCAGAATAAAATATCCCGATAAAAGGAGAATGTTGCCAACATACCTTAATATATTAGATTTTGCCATAAAGGGGGATTTCATCACCGACCAGGGCTAGTTTTAAGTCATACCGAGACTATGTATAATGACGATAGGCACCAGGATTATCAGGATCCAACCAACGTGCATATTGGTGATCCTCCATAGCAGTTAGACACTGCATTTGGTTATCAAAAAGATAAATGTCGTTCCAACGTTTGGTCCACTCATTTTTCTTTTGCATACGATAATCTGGTTTTCCATTGATTTCGAGAATACCATCTTGAATAAAACGGTATCCACTGCGTTCAAGAAGAACTTTCATTAAGCAACCTCAACAGTTTCAAGATCGGCAAGAACATATTCCATAAGAATCTCATAATCATCCAGAGGATCACCAGAGAATACTACGCCTTCATTTTCATAATAACGACGGACTTTTTTGTAAAGTTTCGGATTCTTTACATCAAGATAAAAGTCCCCGTTTGCTGCACCACGAAGAGTTTGAACGTCTTTCTTGAATTTTTCTGTAAGAGTCATTGTTTTGAATGTTGACCTATGTATTATACAGGTTTGACAGGGATTCTGTCAAGTGCTGGTTGCGTGGATCGAACACGCCTATATCGTCTTATGAGGACGCTCCTATCACCAGATGGGTAAACCAGCAAGGTAGGAATACTGGGAGTTGAACCCAGACTAACCCGTTATAAGCAGGCCGCTCTAACCATTAAGCTATATTCCCATAAAAATCACGAACCTTCTTCGTGATCTGTGTGAATTTTAACTATCTCTTCAAAATCCACATTTGATTCCTCACATATTCGTATGACTTCGTTGTAAGGAACCATTATTGCATTTCCGTGCTCACTTTTTATCAAGAATGATTCACCATTTTGAACTTTGTCTATCAGATTATCAAAATCTGCCTGAAACTCTTCGATTGTAAAAGACTGAAGTTCGTCGATTTCTTGATTCATTTTATTCATAAAGTGAGTTTTATGATCGGAATGACAGGATTCGAACCTGCGACATCTCGCTCCCAAAGCGAGTGCTCTACCAAACTGAGCTACATTCCGAAGTGCCTTTATTTATTTCGGTGTATAAGCATTATACCCAGGATTGGAACGACTGTCAAGCCTGCTCCGCAAAGTCCCAACCAGATTGGACTTGATGCAAGTGCTTCTACGATGTGAAAAATCATTGTGAATATGCGTGCGAAACTCCCCACATTATAAACAATCCAATTGAACTAAGAAGCAAAATTGTTGATATGAATACTTTAGTCATTTTCTTCGTCTTCGTACTTAGAGGGTTCTTCAAACAATTCTTCCATTTTTAATTTTTGAATACGATTATATAGTTCATTATAATCATCATCTGGCATTCTATCAAAATTTACTACCATTAATCCGTCTCCTTTTTTAACTCCTCTCATCTCTGGATGCCCTTTGACCCTTGGATTTTCACGATACCCGTGCGATTCATGAACGACCATCCAACCCTGTATTACCATAGATGTTGCGATCAGTAATAAAACAATAAAAGGAATGAAATAAAAAATTTCCATTTTACCGAATCAAATTCTTTATCAACCATATTGAATGAATAATACCAAAAACAAAAAGTGCTCCGATTATTCCACTAATCCACCCCACACGAATCTCATGATTCTTAATTGCAGTTGAAATAGATTGTTCGATCATCTCCTGAACTTCAGATCGACTTACAAGTTCATCTTGTTCGTGCATCATTTCTCATCTCCAAGATATTTTGCGAGAGGATCTCTTCGTGTTTTAACAATTTCTACTGCTCTTTTATAAAATATATTATTAATATTACCAGAAGATTCAAGAGTTGTTTTAATTTTCACCCAGTTCTCATAAGTATGCTGATCCATGGGTTTTGTGCATATTACTAATATATACTAATTGCACAATTTTAAACGTCAATAATTGTGTTTAGTTCATAACACTATTAAAGAAATTGTTAAGTTCGTAACCATTTAAACGGAGAGTGGGCGAGTCGAACGCCCAAGGGCTTTAACACCTCAACTGTTTTCAAGACAGGTTCCGTCACCAATCGGATTGACTCTCCATAAAGAAATTCATCGAATTTCAAAATCCAAACGCTTTACTTTACGTTGGCGTCTTGCCTCTTGCCAGGCAATATCTTGTGTTGTTAGAAAGTTCTTTTGTTCTTTCTGTGTAGAGTTTACCATAATAACTCTACTTAAGTCAACTGCGGATACGTTATCACCTCTTACAGTCATCATATTTGGACAACCACAAGTTTGAGTTTTATTTGTACTTGCAATTTCTTTATTGCAATCTCTACATCTTACGATAATCATTGTTTTTTGTCCTGTTCACTGTAAATGTGATCTTAATTGCCAAACAAATTTACCATGAGATTCCATTAAATCTTGGACCAAGTTAGCAGTTGCGTATTGTTTTTGTTCTTCAGATTCTTCTGAAATCTCTTGCATTAATTCACAAAACTTGGTGTTGTTATCCAAGAGCTCTTGAAGCATTTCTTTTGCTCCAGTTGAACTTGATGCTTCTTTGATTTGAGTTACCTCAAGCATTCTTGAAAGAGAACTCAGTGGTTTAATATTTAAGTATCTCATATGTTCAGAGAGTCTGTCAATCTCTTCAAACATAGTTTCATATTGTCCACCAAAGAGTTGATGAAGTTGAGTAAAATCTTCTCCAATTACATTCCAATGAAATGCCCAAGTTTTATGAAACAAAACAAAAAGTGATGACTGAGCATCACTTAAGAGTTTAAACAGTTTTTCCATTATACTCTTTTTACAATATTTATGCAAGTGGGCAATATCGGATTCGAACCAATGACCGTCTGCGTGTAAAGCAGCTGCGCTACCGCTGCGCCAATCGCCCAAATGAGTAGTGAGTGCCCACCACTCGCGGAAGACACTCTCCGCAACGAACGGGGGTGATCAAGTCCCCGACCTAAGAAAACTTAGGATTTAGAGGAAGTCCCAGACATTTCCAGTCCTCCCTACTCCCCCAGTCCGACTCGAACGAACAACCCCAGTGTTAACAGCACCGTGCTCTGCCAATTGAGCTATAGGGGAATAAGAACCCGAAGGTTCAGAGCGAATGACGGGGATCGAACCCGTGACACCAACTTGGAAGGATGGGATGTTACCGCTACACCACATTCGCATATGAAACAATCATAAACCATTTAAGTTTGATTGTCAAGTGTCGTTGAAAGGACTTGAACCTTCACAGATTAATCTACTGGAACCTAAACCCAGTGCGTCTACCAATTCCGCCACAACGACATACGGGCTAGGTTGGATTCGAACCAACGACTCACGCTTTAGAAGAGCGTTACTCTGTTCCACTGAGTTACTAGCCCATTTGTTTACCTACTTATCATATCAGTCCTTGGGACAGGTGTCAACCCAAGAAGCACAAATTCTCATAGGAGGTGCTAATGACTTACATTCATCAGTATAGCACACAGTCTCATCGTTTTGCAAGTTCTGATATCGGGGTTGAAATTTACGATCTGCTTCTCGAATGATTCTATCATATTCAGGTTCCACATTATGTATTGCTTTATCCACATCCCTTTGAATTCTACGATTCAGTTTTTCAGGATCTTTAAGTATAAACTCATTAATAATTGTTTGTGGGAAATATCTTCTTTGAATTTCGTCCAATAAATCCCAAAGATTTTTTTCATGAATTCCAGTGCATTGTGAAAGTGCTGCAATAAGAGTCGATAATACAATACCCGTTGTTATAATAGTTTTATTGGAAACTTTTCCAATATTAAATTTAAACATAAAGGGGAGTTCTGCAGCACTCCCCAATATTTAGTATTCGATTGTTTATTCTATTGTATCAAACTTCTACCGTAATCAGTTTGGAAGCATAATCATGAGCATACGAAGTGCGAGCACCATGATGCCCCCAACCAATCCAATCATACGCATAGTTCATGTAACGATTGATAGACTTACCAGGAGTTTTCATCCTGCCCTCAATCTCTTTCCATTGAACTTCATTTGTTAGATAACGAAGTTGCGTGTGAAGTGATGATGGTGAACCACCATACTTCTTAGCAAAATCACCCAATCCATAATATCTATTGGCAGATGTCCATTGGATCAGTCCATAACCGCCGTAGCAGCTATGCCAACTGGTCCTACTACCACCTTCGCAAACATTAGGAACAAAAGTTGATTCCTGACGAATATTGCCCATGATGGTAGCAAGGGCGTTTCTGTCTTTAATACCACGATCCTGGAAATATGCCAGGGTAGCATTTTCATTTTCATTACACCCTTTACAAATTAACCTTGTCTCTTTAGGTTTTTCGGGAGCAACCTCACGGATTGCTGTCTTTGATGTAGGCTCCTCTTGAACAATTGCGAAAGGTGGATTATTCACTGGTGGAGGAGGAAACACTGAAGGCAGTGTTGCCGAGCTGGTTGTAACCGTTGCCAAAAGAGGCAGGGTTACTGTAAAGAAATTTTGCACTAGTTTTAATTGAACTCTACATCCCAATAGAGAGAGCGCACTTCCCCTTTCTCAAGGGGCAATCTCCTGGGCTCTAAATCGCACTCAAAGTCTCATAATAAAAAAGCAATCTTTTTTAAGGATTGCTTAAACATTATAAGTGATTATTTAGGACTTGTCAATCCTCTGGTTCCAAAGAGACAATTTCGAGTTCGTCGTCTTCAGGTTCAATCCACTCATAAAACTCTGCAAGAATGGCGCGGGCATCTGTTTTTGAAATGCTTTTATCTGCAGCACGGTCAAGAGACCACGATCTTACATGTGCCACAATGTCTTCAGTCGTTGCTGTCATAGTAATCTTTTCTGAAATATCGGGACATGACGTTTGAATTATAATATGCTGGGACTCCGTTGTCAAGGGACTCTGTGAGGACATTGTTGACGAAGAGTTGTCGTGTTTCTTCATAGTTTGTTTTGCCCTTTGTTTTATGTAATGATAAGATAGTTCTACTAAAATTTTCTCTGCCAAATTTTTCAATGTCTTCTTTAAGTTCCGGACAAGACCCATAGTATTTTTTCCAATCTGATTCCGATTTGACTTTACGATTTTTTCCTTTTGGAGTTCTAAATTGCCACAGATATTTTCTACCTATGTATTTTCGACCATTGAATTTGTTTTCTATTAAATAAACAAATCCAAAATAGTCTTCAACATCTTTGGATTCAAAAGGTTCTCCATTATAATACCACGGATTATCGTAATCGCAACTCATCAATATAATCTAAAACATGATTCAGATATTTATGAGCAATCCACTTCTCGTGGCTTGATATTAATTCTTCATCCAATTTAAATTTAAGTTTTTCTACTTTTGCTTTTAATGAGAAAATATCTGTGATGTGAATCATAAAAAAAAGAGGAGGGGGTTACCTCCTCTATCTATAAGTTTTAATCGTATTGTTACAATTTAAAACCACTAAATGTGTCTTTTTTCACATCTTGTTTAATTCCACCGACTACATAACTTTCTACTTCGGTTTCCTGGGGAGCCACCTGGAGACCTTTAGAGGAAATCCAGTGCTGAGTCCAAGGAAGTGGATTATTGTTTGCTGAAATATCGTATTGAGGTTTTAATCCAATCGCCTTTAATCTTCTATTAGCAATCCACTCAACGTATTGTTGAAGAAGTTTATCGTTAAGTCCAATCATGCTACCATCTTTGAACAGATAATCTGCCCATCGTTTTTCTTCATTTACAGCACGATTAAACATCTTATATGTCCACTCTTCTTCTTCTTTCATAATTTGTTTCATCTCCGGATCATCACCATCTCGCCATTTATTCAGAATGTTCTGAGTAATAGCTAAATGTTGGTTTTCGTCTCTTGCAATAAGAGAGATAATTTTAGCTGATCCTTCCATAAGCTTAAGTTCACCAAATGCGAAAGAACAAGCAAAACTAACGTAGAACCGAATACCTTCAAGAATGTTAACGTTTGCGATTGCTCTGTATAATTTTCGTTTAACATCATTGAGACTTTGTTGTGCGTATGTGACTTTTTCAAGATTGTGCATCCAAGCATTGGATGAACCATAATCTTGCGATGCTTGAATAAAATCATCATATGACTCCGTAACGCTCTTAGCACGTTCCAGAATACGTTCATCAGTAATGATCGTATCAAACACTTCACTTGGATCAGAATAGATATTTTTGATAATGTATGTGTATGAACGACTATGGATCATCTCCATAAATCCCCATACTTCCATACATGCTTCCAACTCAGGTAGTGAGCAATATGGAATGAAAGCCATTCCAGGTCCACGACCCTGAACAGAATCAAGCATAATTTGATATTTCAAGTTTGATGTATAAATATGTTTCTGTTCTGGACGCAAAGTTTGATAGTCACCACGATCCTTCTGGAGAGACACCTCTTCAGGTCTCCAGAAGTATCCTAATTGCTGTGTAGTCAGTTTATCGAAGACTGGATATTTGTATGAATCATATCGTTGTATCCCAAGGGGTTTTCCGAAAAACATCGGTTGTTTTTTTGTATTCACTTGTTCAGTGTTAAAAACCGTCATCCCCTTGACTTGTGTTTGTTCTTCTGTTAAAGAAATTTTAAACTGCACAGGATTCACACTCTCCCTCCTCTACTGAACTTAACTCACTTAGCAAATCTTGAAGTTTGGGTTTCTCTTCCGTCACCTCATCGGTTTTAATATCATAAGTATTTTGATAATAGGAAGTTTTCCACCCATACTTGTATGTAGTCAAAAAGTCATTTGCCATTACTGAAGTAGGAACTTCATTATCCGGATAATTCTCTGGGTTATAGGACCAGTTTCCACTAATAGCTTGATCGAAGAATTTTTGCATAACAGCAACAATATTAATGTAACCCCGATTGCTAGACATATCCCACAAAAGTGTATAATTGTTCTTAAGTGTTTGATACTGAGGAACAATTTGCTTAAGAGGTCCTTTCTTCGACTTCTTAACGGACAAGTAGTCTCTAGGTGGCTCGATTCCATTGGTTGCATTTGACACAACGGAACTGCTCTCCGATGGCATCTGTGCGGACAATGTTGAGTGCCTGAGACCGTGTTCCAAGATAGATGCTCTAAGTGTTTCCCAATCATGCTGGTAAGGAATGGAAGAAATTTCGTCTACATCTTTTTTGTATGTATCAATTGGAAGAATACCATCAGCATATTTGGTGCGGCCAAAGTATTCACAATACCCCTTTTCTTTTGCAAGTTGATTAGATGCCTTCAGTAGATAATACTGGAACGATTCAGACAAACCATGAACTGCATCCCATGCTTCTTGAGAATCGTAATTAAACCCAAGTTTTGCCAAATAATGTGCCAGACCAATAAATCCTATGCCAAGGGATCTTCGTGCCTTTGTAGCACGTTCTGCTGCCTCTACAGGATACTTTTGATAGTCAATCAATTCATCCAATCCACGAACGGAAAGGTCACAAAGTTCTTCAAGTTCTTCATCCGATTTTACTTTACCGACATTAATTGCGGAAAGAATGCAAAGTGCAATCTCACCTTCACCATCAATATGTTGAATTGGATAGGTTGGTAAAGTAATTTCTTGACAAAGATTACTCATCTCAACTTTATCCTTAAAGGATGAATGAGAGTTACAATGATCAATATTCATGATATAGATACGACCCGTCTCAGCCCTTTCTTTAAGAAGGCTAAGGATGAGTTC